ACGCAAAAGCGGGCGAAACGATATATACAGTAAGGAAAGCACTCTATCCAACAAACCACCCACAGTTAATCGGAATAAAAGCAGAGTGCTTATGAATGATCGCACGCCCGAAGGTTAGTATTTCTGCACAGCAATTTTGCAAAAAAAGGCGATCATTCATAACTTAAACGTCTTTCAGTCACTCCGGGATTTCCCATCATCGCAGACTGAAAGACTCTGACTGGAGCGGGCAGCGGGAATCGAACCCGCATCATCAGCTTGGAAGGCTGAGGTAATAGCCATTATACGATGCCCGCATATGGTGCCGACTACCGGAATCGAACTGGTGACCTACTGATTACAAGTCAGTTGCTCTACCTACTGAGCCAAGTCGGCACTGGACCGCCACCGGGGACTCGAACCTCGCACACTCAACTTAAAGGGTTGACGCTCTTTCCTGATGAGCTAGTGGCGGTTGGTGGCCCTTGCTGGATTTGAACCAGCGACCTGGCGATTATGAGTCGCTCGCTCTCACCACTGAGCTAAAGGGCCGGGCGCAGGATAATAACGTTACGAAATCAATGTTGCAAGCATTCAAAAATCACCCTTATCTCCTCCACCAGCGCATTCACCATGTCTATCCGAGATAAGTGGCACAAAAAACCCGCTTGTGGGCGGGTTTTGTTTGCTTTTGCCATCACGTACAAAATCGGCAAAGTATCAGATTTGCATGAATATATGCCTTTCAATCTACTTTTGCAACACTTTGCTTTGAAAATGCCGTCTTTTTTTTGAACGTGTTCTCATTACAAACAATAAAGCCTCACTATCCAGTCGGTGAAAAATGTGTTTCATTGCAACCCAGTGACGAGTAAATGTTTTGGACCAGTTTTTAGTTGTCACTCCCGCCAGTAATGCCAGCTCCTGGTATTCATAACCTTCCCCACCAAAAAGTTCTGCTTTTACTGCCTGCGCCGCCAGCCAGATTAATTTTTTCAGGCGTTCCTGCGTTTTCCCTGCAATTTTTCTGGTACCGGATTGAGCATTAAATTCATTCCACGCCCACTGTGTTATCGCGATCTGATATTCCCAACAAATACTCCCGCTGTAACACCACAACAACCAGGCTTTATAGTGCTCTTCAAGAGACAGAACAGCCCGCCGCCACGATGATGTCGAAAACTCAACCGGACTGACCAGAGGAATTGACGTCCCCTTCGCCAGCGATTGCTTTCCCGGGATTGGTGGATTATCCCGCGTTATCATTTTTCCAGTCACTTCATCGCGGTACCGGATTTTTTTACGCCTGTAACGCCCTGTATCGAACATGGCATTCTCTTGCCAGGCTTCAAGCTGACCTTTTGTTGCCCCACTCAAATCAGCGGTGGCGATAATGAGCTGCTCACGCACAAACTGTAAATACTGGTTATTCATGCGCACCCCAGTTCTGTGATTTTTATCCCCAGCCGCCCACCAGGAACGAGCTGACCGCGCACAATATTGATTTCATCAAACTGCTCGTCGTCTATAAGTAGTCCAGCATGCGTCAGCGCATCCAGCGGTGCCTTCAGGATATTGTCCAGGTCACGACGGCGCTTATCCGGTGGCTCTGCAATAATCTTTATCGCCAGCCTTCCGGACAGGTTTAATTTCAGTCGCTGCTGGCGAACAATTAGCGCCACATCACGGCGATAACGCTCACCGGCTTTTGATACAAAATATGTGCTGCCACGACGTCGCCAGTAGGTGTTCACCGTTGGCGGGTAAGGCAAAACAAATTCTATGCGTTCGGTCATTTATGCTTTCCACTTCAGAACACCCGAATTTCTCGCGTGCATTAAAAAACGAATCAGCAACAACAACTGACTACCGTGTTTTTCTTCAAAATCTTTTACCCCGGCGTGTAGTTCGTTATGGCATTTACGACACAGCGGAATAACAAACAAATCGTCAGCCTTTGTTCCCATCCCTCCCAGTCCATGACCAATGATGTGGTGCGGATCATCTGCCTGATTGCCACACGTCATGCATTTCTGCGTTTTTACCCAGCGCGTGTATACAGGCATCTCTTCCCGTTGTGGTTTCTGGCGCTGGAGATACTGAGCCGGAGATTCCGGATCAACGGCAATGCTGACCACCGTCTCTTCCTGTGGTGGATTCTGTTGCTGGTGGGCGTGAGGCAGCGGCGCAAGATTTTTTGTGCGCTGCTTCAGTATG